TGGATGAAACGCTGGCGCGCAAGTCGCCCGTGGCCACGCTATCATTGTCTGTCAGGTTTTGCTTGATCTGCTCTTCCAGCAGTTTGCCAGCCTGAGCCATTGCATCCCAAATCGGCGCATGAATACGGTCATTCAAATCGGTGAATTTACCGATTTTAGCCACGATTTTCTCTAAACCCGTAATAGTTATCCTGTCCATATTGAAAATTTTCCTTATACATGCTATACTTGTTTAAACCCTGGTGGTGCAATTTACGCGAAAAGCATTCCGAAAGGAGATGTAGACCTAGCGTAAGTCTACCCAGGGTCTTTTTATTTTTGGGTAGTAATATAAGAAGTCAAGACGAACGGCTTACCATTGTCAACTTTTACCACTATTTTCAAATACAATGGTCGTCCTTTAGACGATGTTTGATGCAAATTTACATACAATTGTTGAATACCGGCACCAGCCAATTTCACAAAATCGGGAGCAGATAATCCTTTCACTATAAGAGCATCCATGCCTTTTGTTTCCGGGTGTCTGGCCATCCAATGACGTTTTCGCTCACCGGTAATCCGTATTCCATTGATCTCAGTATAAGTTTGAATATCCGTCAACTCCTCAATGCTGTTTCTGCGGTTATCGCGCAATGGATGATCCGCCGGCAAATACTTCACTTGATCCAGCGTCACCGGCACAACCGCACAGCGACAGTGCGGATGACGCGGCGGCAGCCCATCACCAAACTTCGGATCATTGTAAAAAGGCTCGCCTAGCCGCACCGTCTTGTTGTGCAATTCACGGCATTTTGGACATGCCCCAGTTTGACCGTCCAGCCAGCGCATACCCCGCACTACCCCACTTTCCTGGTAGCCTATCTTTGCCCCCTGTGCATGGGCACGAATGACTTCCGTCCGTGCAATACGGGTAGCGCGCCACTCTGGAAAAATCGTTTGCTCCTCATTATCTTTTAGCCCTGCAATTTCATCCCGAATCTGGTAAACCGTTTTGCCCTCCGCAAGCCCGGTGGTGACCACTTGTGAAATCCCCGCCTGAATGTCGGGCAGAATGCCTGCAACCAGTTTTCCCGCCTGCTCACGCGCCCAGTTGATTGCAGCCGGCTGAATGTAATCCCAGGAAAGATTGATATTCAACTGACGTTCAGCAGTTTTTGCACCGGCTTTCATCGCGTTGAGCATTCCCCCGGTCAATATATCCAGCAGTTTTCGACTCCATATCTGCCACACTGTTTGATCGTTCAGCCGTGCCAGAATGAAACCAGGAAGTGGCTCATCTTTCAGCATTTTTGCATTACCAACCAAATCCTTGAGAAACTCAGCAAACCATTTCAATAGTTCATCCCGCAGCTCCTCTTCTGCTCGTTCCAGCTCACTCTTAACCCGGTTTGCCGCATATTCCGGGTGATACGGCTCAACCTGCTTTTCAAGGATAGCGAAAGGGTTCGATTTCCCCGACCTCCAAAGCGGGGAGAACATTGAAATGCTCAGTATGGGAGAGCAAATTGCGAGCCTTTTCAAAAATCGCATCAATAGCTTCCAAACTATTTGCTTGTTGTAGTCCAGCAGCAATTTGACCGTAAATCTTTTCCGGTATTACATCTGAACGAAAGACCGAGAAACGTTCCCCTTTCTTAAACTCCCGCCGGGCTTTCTCGCGCCAATCGTCCAGGTCGGCTTTAGCAGCCCGCTGCAGAAACGGCAAAAAAGACGCAATATCCTGCCCTTGCCGGACTGATTCACGATACTCCGGCGGCACTCCCAGCCGTTCCTGCACATATGCCGGAGAATAGACCCCCATCGAGAGATACACCTGATCAATCTGCGCCCGGCGAAGTTCATCTTCCGGAGGTTCCAGCCCAAGCCACTTAAACTCCAATGCTGGCTGGCGCATGTAATCATGAATAATCCGGTCAAAGAGAGACTTAAGATAACCTGTAATAGGCCCAATCATTGAGCGATACTGAGCGTTCTCCATACCTGCTACGTACCCTGCACCGCCAAGACCAGCAGAAGGTACCAAACCAAACTCCGCCGGATTGTTGCCAAACGCCCAGCAAATTACCTGCATCAGCCATTTATCCACCTCGATTTTATCGGCATCACTCTGCTGAGGCTGGAAAATGGACTGCGCTCCATTGCCCGGCACAAACAGAATCTTACTGGCGCGCTGAATATCACCTTTTGCCAGCGCATCGAAATACTCAGTAAAGGTTTGCAACTGTTCCGGCGTCCATTCTGGCGAAACGCTGATCAGTACACCGGGGATGTTGCCCTCAGTGAACCAACCCAACCGCACCGCATCATGGCGGATCGCCGTGTTGATCGCCATCAACGCCCACTCAATGGGTGACTCTCCATAAGGCGTGTGTGTTTTTGCATTCAGTGGCGCATAAATCAATCTATCTGATGAATAGTGTGTGGTAGGCATTCCGTATAACACCTGCAAATAAGCCGGCACTGGCGGCCGTGGAATGCGCCCGCGCAAATCCAGCAGCGGCCGGATGGTGGCTCCGTCCACCAGGTCTAGCGAGATAAGCCGTTCTCCGTCCATGTCGGGGTATATGGTCACGGCGTCAATCGTCAGCAGCGTTTCCAGCAGTTGATTGACCCAGGCATCGAAATCATCCACGCCGTTGGGACGTTCGAAAAATTTTCGTGTTTCGCTGGCATCTATCTGATATTTCACACCGCCAATTTCGACCAGTTTGCCGCGCGGTACAACGTCCCACTCCATACCGCGAATAGTACGCTTGATTAGTTCAATGTTTAACCGTATTTCCTTCGATGTCTGCGCCAGCGCACGCAAAACCGAAAACGGCAGCACACCATAGCCGGCGCGCGGTACAGTCACCAGGTTGTGTCCCGGCTGGTACTCGAACAGGCGCGGCGGTTCGTCATCCCACCAGGTTTCGGGCGGCTGCCCGGGTCCAAAAACGGCACTGGCCGATTGCGCCATTTGCATCAGTGCATTTACCCGCTGTGATAAATCAATTTTCTCGGTCATGCTTTATCTTCTCCAGCTGGGATTTGTAAAACTCCGCCAGACCGGCGCTACTATTCAGGGCGTTGAACGCGCCCACGCTGGCATCCATGATGTCGTCGTGCGGCAAATCCGGCTGACCATGCATGTGGTCTAACCACATCGTATTCCAGGGTGAATCCACTAAAGAGATATTCCCGGCTTCCGCCTGCGCGCTCATGGCTTTAGCGCGACTGATTTTGTCGCTCTGGCTTGGCACGGCCCTGGCGTCAATCCCCGCTAGCAGCCCAGCCATGCGCCCAGCCTCCCGCTTCGCTGCACTGCCCGGTTCCTGCTCCCAGCGGCACAAGAACGCACTGCCCTCCTGCGCCGACCGTGCCGCCCATTGACGCGTAAGGTTGACAAACATGCGTTCAACCTCCGCAGGTCCAACCTGTACCGCGACGCAATCGAGCACGTACCAGCGCCCGCCCACTTTGCGCATTACCACCGCTGCCGTGTAATCGGGGTCAGGCTTGGATAGGCTTTTTTCGGTCGCCGCAAAGTCCCAGAAAATGCACATCTGCCCACCAGCAGGCGCCACCGGCACAATCGAAAACCAGGCACGGTTGAACACCTTTCCGGCGCTGGGCTTGATCTTCCAGTTACCGCCCAAAAGCCGCTCACGATCCACAACGTTGAGCGATTTCAGGTTCGCCAGGTAGCCTGGGTCCTTTTGCATCAGTATTTGATTATCAAAGACATTCGCCGGAATAAATGTCAAACTCTTCGGCTGCAAATCAGGATACTCAGTATGAAGGGGGTTAGGGTTATCTGCCCAGACTAGCCGCTCGCCGACGCGCACGAACCAGCGCAGCCTGCCAGCCCGTTCAGGAATAGGATAGCCGTCCTCGCCGATCCACCAGGCTAGCAGGTCAGCCAGCCAGCCAGGTTCAGGATTGCAGGTGGCGCGTACGTAGGGTTTCACGCCGCAGGTGGAGCGATTGCGGCTGAGCATGTACCAGAACTGTTGTTCGGTAAATGTTTCGAGTTGGTCGAACTCCAGCAGTGCAATCTGCGCCCCGCGCCAGGCTGCCAGGTCGGTTTCATATTGCAGGTGGGCAAACGAAACCCGCGCCCCGCTCGGGAACGTCCAGCGGTTTTCGTTCTTGTTGTACACCGCACCAAGCAAGGGATACAGACTCATACTTTCGTCCAGCATCCCCTTCTCCTTTGTGATCTCTGGCATGGTGCGCCGAAAAATGACTGCCCCAAAGTCGGGATTGCCAACGTGGTAGAGCGGCTCAAGCAGCAAGGCAAACGTCTTTCCACCGCCGGCGCCGCCGCCGAAGATAGCAATATCGGCGCTGCTGGTCAAAAAGGCTTCCTGCTTGGGCTGCGGGCGAATCTCAACCGTTTCCATCGCCATCCTCCCCTTCCCCATCACGCGAAGGAAGCCCAGGCGCTTTTTCCGGCAAGTAGAACGTAACCTGCGTTTGCATCTGGTTCTGCTGCACCCGATCAACCAGTAACCCCTGCGCCTTTGCAATGATCATCAGCGCCTGCTGAGCATCGTGCAATTCAATCTGCCAGCCAGAGCGCGTCTTGGTGATGCGTTTGATCAAATAGCCATACTTTTGAACCATTTCCCAGTTTGGCTCACCACTGGAGCGCAGGAAGACACTAACATCCGCTCGTGCCTGCTGTGCCAGCCTGGCAATGACTTCATCAGCCGTCATAGATATTTGCTTCAAGCGCTCCGCAATGGCCGCTTTGACTTCCGGGTGTCTTAGCAAAGAAGCGCCGGCAACATTGGGATGCTTATAGCCGGCAATCTCCGCCGCTCGGGTTGCGTTCCAGGTGGATAAATAAGTCTCGATAAAACAACGCTGCTTTTTTGTGGTCATACTAATCAGTAGTTTTGCACTTTTAACAATTGGAGAGTGAGAAGGCCGGGGAAAGCGCTTGCTTGATGACCGCTGGCTTAACACCTTGCTTTGCCAAGTGGCAG